CCTTGTGGTCCCGCAGGTCCAGGTCCACTCTCTCCTGGTACTCCAGGTTCACCAGCTGCTCCTGCTGGGCCTTGTGGACCTGCTGGACCCATTCCGCCTGCTGGGCCTTGTGGTCCCATTGCTCCAGCTGGTCCTTGAAATTTATACATCAACCATTCCATTATTTTTGGAATGTATTTTGTGAACAGATCGCTAATTCCAATTGCTGCAGCAGTAACGGTTGCACCTTTAACACCGGCACGTACAGGTTCTTCTCCTTTTAGTATGCCCACTATGGTTCTTAATGCGGTGCCCAATATAAATGTTGATATCTTTGGAATCAATGCTAATGGACCAAGTTTAACAACGAGCAAACTAACGAGTGCGCCAATAAGTATATTGGTTATATAAGGATGTTCTCTTGCAAAAATACCAATTTCATCTAAAGCATCATTGAATGATTGTGGCAATTTAGCACGTAGTTTATTCAACAATTGTTCTACTTTAGATTGTTTTGCAGCAATTTCTTCTGGAGTGCCTGCTGACCATTGTAGTTTAGGATTTGGTCTTAAATTTGCAAATCTTTTGCCAAATAGTACACCTAAACCAGGAATGCCTTGTTTAGTATTTTGTGTATTTGCGGTACCTCCGAATTTATCGGCACTTGTTTCTGGATCTGGTGCATATTGACTTGGACCAGGACCAACTCCTCGATAATTTTGAAGTGCAGCGGAAACATTAGCTGGCATACCTGAAAGCGCAGGCGGAGGAGATGTTGTAACGTAAGGTTCGGTTTGTTGTTTAAACGTCTGAAAATAGGTATCTAATTTAGTTTTAGCGTCTCCAGCTTTAAATATATTTTTGAAACCAGCGGTTGCTCTTTGAAATATATCTTCGCTTAATTTAGAATCTTGTTTTATTATTTCGTATAAAACCTCTGTTTGTAATTCTATACCCTGATTGATACCCTCTTGATATAATTTATAGAATTTTGATTTTTTACTAACTCCTAAATATGATTCGGTCAAAGACTTCTTAGAATTAAATTCTGTATATATAAATTCTCTTAAAATGTCTTTTATTACAGCTTCTTTATGATTTAAATTTTGGTCCATATTAAATAAATATAGATTTGATCTAGAACTTTAAAATAATATTGACATCTTCAGCTTCTGTATATATACTTGAGTGAATATGAGACTGGTAATCTTGTATTTCTAATTATATATACCAACAGTTAAACACTTAAAAAGTAATAATATAGTATGTCAGTAGTCAAAAATAACATATCAATGGAGAGACAGAGTAAATACGTTGTTATTCGTAATGGTCTAAGAGTATCCGATTTAGAATATTCGAATAAAGAAGAAGCTAAAGTGGAATATGATCATTGGAAGAATATCATTACACGTTGGCCAGATGGAAGTAAACTAGAAATTCTCGAAACGAAAGGTAGGTAATTATGGGATTAAAAGAACAAATTAAAAATGCAAGTTCCGAATCGGAGATTTCCTCTTTATTGACAAAAGGAAAATCTTTTGAATTTGCAAACGAATCCACAAAACGGTCATGGAAATCAGCAGCTAGAGTTAGGTTAACTTCATTAACTGGCAATGACGTTACTCAAACTCCTGAAAAAGAAGTTGTTGCAAAAAAGACTCCAAAAAAGAAAAAAGATAAAGTTGGTTAACTATAAATAAATCACTCGAAATAAAGGCGTTACGTAATGGTAACGCCTTTTTTGTTTTTATTTTTCTATTTATTGAATGAATGGATAAATCATTTAGTGTAATGTCTTTACCGTTTGAGTATGATGAAATGGAATCATTTATTCAAACATACAAAGATAAGTTAATGGAACAAATTGTATCATCGGTACAATATGCGTTGGACAATGATTATCCTACTGTCGAGGTATTTTCTTTTAAAAATTCAGATTTTATTGTTATATTAACCCAATCGGAATTCAAGGATAATATTGATAATGTCTTTGAATATTATGTGAATACGGAGCAATATGAATTTTGTTCCCGTTTAGTAAAATTAAAAAAACAAATAGAACAACATGAGCAAAAACAACAAGAAAGACACAAGCCCAAAAGTTCATCAAAACGCAAAGATCAGAGATGATATCAAGATCGATAAACGTGAATTAACACCAAAACAAAAAGAATTATTAGAATTATTACAAAATAAGAATACAAAGTGTGTCTTTATTGCTGGACCAGCCGGTACATCAAAAACTTATACATCTGTTTTAGCCGGTCTGAATTTATTGAATCAAAAAAGAGTAAGTGAAATAGTATATGTTAGAAGTATAGTTGAAAGTAGCGATAGTAAGTTAGGATTTTTGCCTGGGGAAATGGATGAAAAAATGAGTCCATATATTCAACCACTTATTGATAAGTTAGAAGAATTGGTACCAAAACACGATATTGATAAGTTGAAAAAAGAAGAACGTATCCATGGATTTCCAATAAACTTTTTACGTGGTTTGAGTTGGAATGCTAAATGTATTGTAGCGGATGAAGCACAAAACATGACTAAGAAAGAACTTACTACGTTAATTACACGTGTAGGTGAATTTAGTAAATTGTTTATTTGCGGTGATCCAGATCAAAGCGATATTAATGGTAAAAGTGGATTTGTACCAATGATGAATGTATTTGACGACGAAGAAAGTAGAAATAATGGTGTATATGTATTTAGATTCGAAGAAGAAGATATTGTGAGAAGTGGATTAGTTAAATTTGTATTAAAAAAACTAAAAACTCTGCAATAATTATATTTATATAATATTATGCCAGTCTTATCTAATAACGGAAGATTAATTTCGTCACTGCCTATAACTTCGACTGTAAGTGGACAAGATGAATTACTTTTACAGTCAAATGGAGTTACCAAACGAATAAGTTATGCATCTTTAAGCGGATCGATACTTAGTTCTAATAATTTCAGTCCATTCAATGCAACTGTAAATTTCACTAGTCCAACTAATAAATTCACAGGTAGTTTTTATAATGAAAATAATTATTCATGTAATTTTTATACAGTTGCGGTTAGAAATACACTGACGGGTAATACTATTATTGCAACCTCTGGTTTTTCTGGAAATGTAACTGGCAACATAACATCTACTGGAACAAGTACATTTAGTAGTATTGATGTTAATGGAGGCGCTATAGATGGCACTATTATAGGAGCTGCATCTGCTACAACTATAACTGGCACAACTATAACTGGCACAACTATAACGGCTACAACTGGATTCAGTGGTAATATAACGTCTATAGGAACAAGTACATTTAGTAACATCGATGTCAATGGTGGAACTATAGATGGTACGTCTATAGGAAATTCATCCGAATCAACTATAAAAGGAACGAGAATAAGCGCTAGTATAGGTTTCAGAGGTAATATAACAGGTTCGTTAAGAGGAGATATATATAGCCAAAATGGTAACAAAGTACTAGAAAATGGCACCAATGCAAATCCAAACGGGAATATACCTACAGCATTTTTTTACGGAACAAGTTCATATGCTATACAAGCACTAACAGCCGCCTATGCAGCTGCTGGTGGATCAGCAATAAATGGTATACCAAGCGGCGGAACTCAGTACCAAGTTTTAACTAAAAATACTGGAACTAACTATGATGTTGGATGGATAACTCCTATTACACGAAGCGGTGTACCAAATTCAAATTATTTAGCATTTTGGAATAATCCTACTACTTTATCAGATACGCAGATTTTATATACAACTTCTCCAAATGTTTTGACATTTAATCCTGGCACATTAAAAGTTAAAAATATAGAGATTCAGGGATTTGGATGTATAACTGGATCTTATAAAGGTCTTGATACAGCAGAAACAATATCTTCTCCATCACATCTTTATAAACTTTTAAATGGAGACACATATCCTTCTATATTATTAGAACTATCCGCGAGTGGATATTGCACAATGTCTTTAATGAAGGGACAAACGACGACTGTGTTAGTAAAAAACAGTGGCAACTTTAATGTTTTGAAGTGGTCTGGTAGTTTAGACGGAGGCTCTACTGCAGATACAAAAATTTATTGGAAAAATGGATTGAGTGCTTCTATTACACGTGTGGATCAAGCTAAAGATATTATAACATTTGTTAATATCGACAACAAAATATTTGGCAGCGCAATAAATAATTTCCAATAATTTATGAATTTCCCATTTTCATTTTGGAAACAAACTTCTTCTGGGGGAGGAACTAATTATAGTTTTAGTGATTATTCACATCCTAATAATTTTTCTCTAACGAAAATAATTGTTAAAAATCAAATCACATCGAACCAAACATCAATTGGATTAGATAATGTGAAAATATTAAAATTTATAGTTGATAGATTACTCACAGTGACCGATATTTCGTCTACAGATGTTTTTGATGGCACTACAAGTCAAAATTACATTGTAGATTACACATATGTTGATGGTATTCAAGCCGGAAATCCACCCCCTCCAAATGCTGGCGATCTCGGATATTCAACATATTCGTTTAACGTAACAATCGCTTCTTCTGGGTCACCAGTATCAGATGGAGAAATTACGTTTTTAAGAAATGACGCATTTTCCGAAAGTTATATTGATATGTCAGTTAATATACTTCAAATAGTTCCTTAATTTAATATTTATTAATATATGGCAATAAGTCCCTGTAACACTTTAAATGTAAAAACGCTTAGAATAAGTCAATTAGCTTCTTCTGCTATTAGTTCCAATGATGTATTGATGATTTCTCAGTATGATAGTATCAATAACGTATATTATTCTAAAAAAGCTACATTTGGAAATTTAATAACATATTTTGGTACCGTTAACGCTTCTTACAAAGGTTCGTTTACAGGTAGTTTAGACATAACATCTGGTTTGACAGGATCTAGTGTGGTTATATCACCAAGTGCTGGTACATTTTCTAATGACAATTTCTTATCTATATATTTGAATGGAAATTCATACAAAATTCCATTGTATCCAAACGTTTAATATTTATTATATATGCCTTTACCATGTAATAATGTCCGTGTAACTCCAATTAAAGTAAGTCAACTAGTTAGATATTCAAATTTAGACGGTGGCGATATATTGTTGACAGTAGAATCAGGTTCTTTACTTTGGTCAAGACGTAGTACTGTTAATGATTTAAAAGTTTCTATGGGAAAACTTACAGGATCGTACTCTGGTAGTTTTACAGGAAGTTTTGTAGGAGTATCATCTGGTAGTTTTAGCGGTAGCTACTGGGGAAAAATAACTAGTAAAAATGTTAAAGCCACGGGTAGTTTTAGTGGAAGTCATTGGGGAAGTTTAATTAGCAAAAATACTAAAGCCACAGGTAGTTTTAGCGGTAGTTATTGGGGGGATATAGTAAGTAAAAACATTAAAGCCACAGGTAGTTTTAGCGGTAGTTATTGGGGGGATATAGTAAGTAAAAACATTAAAGCCACAGGTAGTTTTAATGGTGCCAATAATAAATTAAGTGGCAGTTTTAGTGGCAGTTATTGGGGATCCATAAATAGTAAAAATGCTAAAGCCACCGGCAGTTTTAGTGGCACAAACAACAAACTGAGTGGCAGTTTTAGTGGCAGTTATTTTGGAAAAGTAGTTAGTAAAAATTCACTTTTAACCGGTAGTTTTAGAGGCATAGATAATATCACAAATTTTAAAAATACAGGCAAAAAAGTATCTTTTAATGGCACATCAAGTTACGCTGTAAGTAGCAGTTATGCACAAACCGCAAGTTTAATTACATCAGGTATTGGTGGATTTCCAGTTTCATTATATAAAGAACAATTAAGTACAAACACAGTTGCTTTTTTCATAGGCGGCGGCAATGAAGGAGTCGGTACTTTTAATTTCGCAATAACACATGGTTTTGGTACTAGTCCATCTTTGGTTAGAGCTACGTTATATTGTAATAGTAATGATTTAGGATACGTAACAGGTGATGAAGTAGGAGTTGAAGTAGCTGAAGATGACACTGGAGGCGCTGATGATGAAAGAAACATCTTTGCGGTTTGGACAAATTCCACATATGCAGGTGTATCAATAGGAGAGTATTCAGCTGGAGTTTATATATCACGGAAAACAGGCGGTACAAGATCTCCAATCAATCAAAATAGTTGGAAATTAAAAATTAGAGTTTGGAAATAAACTTGACATTTTTTCAAATTTGTGTCATATATATTGTTAGATGATGATCTTATGGACATTATCTACTATAGTGCTCGAGTGAGGCTATTAGGTTAATAAGTTCAATAGAATTATTAAAAGAAAGGAAAATATATGTCAGTAATTAGATACAATCCGGCGTTTCGCCATTTAAATCGTGATGAGTTTTTAACTCCATTCGATAAGTTGTTTGATGAAGTATTCACTTCACAATTCCCAGAAATCACAAAAGAACTAGGTATAGGATTCTTTGAAAAACAAAGTTATCCCCGTGTAGATGTGATTGATTACAATGATCGTGTAGAAATTTTAGCAGAAATTCCAGGTCTGTCTAAAGAAGAAGTATCAGTTGATGTACAAGAAAATGTACTTACTATTAGCGGTCAAAAGATTCGAAAACTTGAAGATACAGATCTACAAGATCGCAGATACATTCGTAGAGAATTAAAACATAGTAGTTTCAAACGTAGTTTTACATTAGGCGATATCATTGATAAAGACGAACCATTGGCTAAATTTGAAAATGGTTTGTTGACAGTCACTCTTAATAAGTTGAAACCAACTGTACCGACAAGTAAGAAAGTAAAGATTGATTAATTAATATTCAATCAAGGTTATATTAACCCCGTTATTAAATTAACGGGGTTTTTATTTTACAGATATTTATATATATGATAAAATTTCAACATTTGGTACTATTTACTTCACTTTTGATAGCTGGATGTGCAGCTTACTTTAGTGTATATGGTATAGGACTATTATTCTCTGGCGCAACTATTGCTGCTATGGTAATGGCATCTTCTTTGGAACTCGGTAAACTTGTAACAACTTCTTGGTTATTTAGATATTGGAATAAATCCAATGTTTTGATGAAGACTTATATGATCGTAGCTATATTTGCTTTGATGGGTATAACTTCATTGGGTATATTTGGATTTTTAACAGCGGCTTTTCAAAAGTCATCGTTAGAAACAGAATTGTCCGTAAATAAAATCTCTACATTAGAAACTCAAAAAATTGAAGAAAAGTTAAAAATGGACTCTGTAAAAAAGTCTATTGAAAAAATTTATGCATTGAGAAGTTCTCAAGAATCTAGATTAACCGAAGTGTTAACGAATACATTGATCGCTAGAAATCCTATTCAATTACAGAATATACAAAATCAAATTAATGATCAAATTGGCGACTTAAACAAACAATTAGAATCTGAAAACGAAAAGTCTAAAATATATGGAGACAAAGTTTCAAAAATTGATGAAGAAATTTTCAAGTTAAAAGTTGATAATAGTCAGAAAAAAGATATTACCACTTTTAAATTCGTAGCGGATCAATTTAGTACAACTATTCAAAATGTTGTTAAGTGGTTTATTGCTGTATTAATTGCGGTATTTGATCCATTGGCAGTAATACTACTATTAGCATATAACATTTCTTCCAATAGAGTTTACGATGAAGAAAAATCAGAAAGTATTCAAGAAAACAAAGATATTTCCCAAAATAAACCCGAACAAATCATCATAGAAAAGATAGTGGAGAAGCCTGTTGAGGTTGAAAAGATTATTGAAAAACCAGTAGAAATTGAAAAAATAGTAGAGAAGCCTGTTGAGGTTGAAAAGATAGTGGAGAAAATAATAGAGAAACCTGCTAAAAAATCTACGGGTGTAAGAGGAATGTTCAGTTTTTAAATAAAAAAATAATTTTTCTTTATTCTACTATATATGTAAATACACGTATATGGACGAAGAAGAAATTTTTAAATTATATAAGAATCTAAAAAGAGGATTCGATTTATCTGATTGGGACTTAGTAGAAGAATCAATTGAGTATTTAGCTGAATACATTGACTTAGGTAACGAAGACGAAACTTTTGACGAATTAAACTAATGATATATGTTATATTGATAGCATTATTGGCATCACTAATAGTGAATATTTTTTTATTAGTGGCCCTTAAAAAGTCTTTTGAACAAATAGACCAATTGGAGTCTTGGTTATTAGAATTCAAATTGCTTGTAAAAAATACATATAATAAGTTGAAATTTGTTGATGATCGGGGTATCTTTGTTAAAGATGATGATGTTGGCTTTTTATTTACAGATCTGCTTAATATCATCGAACTAACGAATAAAAGAATTCAAACTGATGATAATGATAAACCTACCGCTATTAATGAAAAAAACAAAATCGAAACCTTCTAAAAAAATAAAGAAGATCGCTGTTACTAAAGACAGTGTTAAAAAAATTAAGAAAGTAGTAAAGAAGGTTAAATCGGTAAAAAAACCTAAAATTACCATCGATATTGTTATTACAAAAAAAGAAAAAACTCCCAAGACTATTTCTAATATAGAAGTTCCAAGAACAATTCAAATAGAACATATATCAGATAACGCCTCTGACTCACACGAAGAATCTGCTTTTGACATTAACGGAGAACGTAAAAAACGTCGTGGTAGAAATAAGAAAGAAAAGATATATTTTTCTAAAAAAACTGAAGATGCTATTATTGAATACAACAATGAAGAAGATGAAGTAAGACGAAATGAAATTTATGAAACAAAGATAAAGTTTAGTTTTGATAAATTAGTAGAAAATATATTTAATACATTTAAATTCACGTATTTTGACAATAGTCCATTGGAAATTCAGAAAGAAACTGTTTCACATTTAGTAACAAATATTCATAAATTTCAAGCTGGAAAAGGAAAAGCATTTAGTTATTTCAGTATTGTAGCTAAAAATTATTTGATATTTCACAACAATAACAATTATAAGAAATTCAACCAACACGTAGATATTAGTGAAACACCAAGCGAATCATCGGTTTGTTTACAAACAGAAGATGCACATCATAAAGATATTCAGACTCAAGAATTTATGAAGTTGATTGTAAATTATTGGGAAGCAAATATAACTAAGATTTTCAATAAACAAAAAGATTTAAACATCGCATACGCTGTTATAGAACTATTCAGAAACTGTGAAAGAATAGAAAATTTCAACAAAAAAACTTTGTACCTGTATATCAGAGAATTGAGTAATTGTAAAACCCAACAAATTACAAAAGTTATCAACAAAATGAAAACATATCAAAACCTCGTAATGAGAAATTATAGTAATAGAGGAACATTATAATATCTAAATTGTTAATAAAACCACTCCAATCGGAGTGGTTTTTCTATTTATAGGTATATGGACTTAAATTTTGAAATTTACAAAGGGAAGAATTTTTCTGGTCTTTGTAAAGACATAGTAAAAAATTCAGAGAATAAGAAAGATCAAATTGATATTTTGATCTCAGAATTACGTACTTTAATTAAAACTGTAAATGACGCTGTAATCATCGTGCCTCTTATAAAAGACTACTATGATGTGGGAATTAAAAACGACGAACAGTTAGTTAAATTAGCAGCCGTGGTACAACGATTGGTCGCAAAAGGAGAATCTACTGGAGAAGGCAATGCTATGGTTCTCAGTGAAGATGAAAGAAAACAGTTAATGGAAGAAGTTATAACAATTAGCAAAGGAGAATAATGAGTACGAATGTATCAAGTATAGTTAGATCGTTAAATCCTTCTACTTCAACTGTTATGAATACATCTATTAGTAATATAGATGCTAATTTTTTGAAATTGGCGGTTGTAGTTGATATTATTTTAGATGACAAACATCCATTTTTTGGAAAAACTACAACAGATAAAAATTCACAACCTCCTCCGACCGTAAGATACCAACAGATACCGGTAAATTACGATAATAAAATACCAGTGGCAACAGATACCGATTTTAGTTATATTGGAAGAGCTAAAATTCGTGTTTTAAGTGAGGAAAAACAAACTGCTTATGATAAGCTACCATGGGCTATTCCGTTGGAGAACACTATTACTCAGTTTCCATTATTAAACGAAACAGTTTTAGTTATAAAAATAGGAGATAACTATTACTACACGAAACCATTTAATCGTTTAAACTTTTTGGGTACAAATGGAGAGTTTATAACTGAAAAATCAAGTAGTGACGATGGTAAAAGTGCAATTGCATACTTACAACCCAAGAGCCGAAAAAGCTATGTAAGTCATCCAGCATTTATAAATCAAAATCAAACGGGGTATTTTGGTAATTATTTTATATGTAATCCATTCATACGTAGTGTACGTCAATTTGAAGGAGATACCATAGTAGAAAGTAGGTTTGGACAATCTATAAGATTTAGTGCGTATGATGATAATCGTTCGAATGATAAAGGTGCTTATCCATCTTATGCTTTGAATGGAAATCTATTTAAAGATTCAGTTGATGGTGGATATGGAAATCCTAAACTAACTATACGCAATAGACAACGTAATATTGCTCAAAAAACCGCACAACAGTTACATCCTAAATTACCTCCTATACCTGCTATAACCGAAAAGGAAAAAAACTACGGAGGTCAGATTGATGAAGATATAAATAACGATGGTAGTACTATTCAGTTTACCAGTGGAAATACTTTAAGTACTTGGCAAACAACTGTATATAAAAGTATATTCGGGATTAATAGTGAAAATAAGCCTACAGAAGAACAACCACGATTTAATCCTAAAGGATCAACATCTTTTAAGTTTCCCACTTTAGATCGTGATCAAATTGTAATAAATTCTGATAGATTAATATTAAGTAGTAGATTTGCAGAGACCCTACACTTTAGTAAAAAACGATATGCTGTAACTACCGATAGTGAATATACCGTTGATGCTAATGATCAGGTTGTTATCACTACAAATAATACTGCTACTATAAATGCTCCGCAAATATTTTTGGGTCAATACGGTGAAACTAATGAACCTGCTTTGTTGGGTCAAACAACTGTAGATTGGATGTATGATCTTTGCAATTGGTTGTTGGATCACGTACACTGGTATCATCACGTTCATCCACATCCACACGGTCACGTAGATGCTGGTAAAATTGATGCGGAAAATACGAATGATGCAAATCCAGATCAAACACAAATACCAGTACAACAAATTAAGCTTAAATTACTAAGAGATAATTTACATAAAACGTTAAGTAGACGAGTATTTGTTACTGGAGGTGGATATGCTCCTGGTAGCAATGGAGTCAAACCTACTGGTAGTGGTGGTGAATGTAAAGACCCAGTAGAAATTAATACTGTTACAGGAACTGGAGTTGTGGGTGATTTCAAAGGTAGAAATCGTCGTGAAGGTCCAGTACAAGTTGAATTTGAATTTGAGGATTAATATATGGCATTACAAGTAGTAGACATATTTGGCAATTTACAACCAGCAACAGGTAGAGTTTTTCCGAAAAACTCTTTGGAAATAATTCCATATTTTAACAAATACAAAACAGGCGTAGGATCAGTTTTTAAAATAAATTCACAAGGCACATCTGTAAGTAACGATAATAAAATAACGCCGGAGTCTTATCAATCGTTATATGAATTTTATAGTCCTACTGAATTATTGAATAATGGGTATGCACAAATTGGGGATAATAAGTATATTAAAACTTATAAAAAATACGATAGAACTTTTCAGTTTTTTCAAAATTATTTTACAGAAACTTATACGCCAAAATCAGGAGGAACTCCTAAAATAAACGTATTCGTCGATTTGGAGAAATATCCAATATTCAATGAAAGCATAGGCGATAGACTTTCTTGTTTAGCACAATATGATTCTATCAAATCTTCGACACTATCCAATACACAACTTGGTTTTAGACGATTTTTTAACGTTCAAGCATTCAACTGGCCAACTGTTACAGACGCATCCAATTACGAATTTTCGTATAATAGATCATTAAATAGTGTTAAAGCTGACGTAAATTATATATTTGAAGAAATTAAAAATAAAGTTTCTTCGGGTCAACTTGATAAGAAACTGGTACCAGATTGCTTTTTATCTGATCCTGATCCAGCTTTGCCAGGACCTCCTACACAAACAATTAATGGTGTAGCAAATAAAGCTCCTGTAGTAGATAATCCCAACATAAAACTTCCATCTCAAGAAGTAAAGGGGCTAGACGCAAATGCAGCACAACAAGCAGCCTCACAAGCGCAAGGCGCAGCAAGTAATGCAGCATCTCAACTTAAAAGTGCGGCCGGTGGATTGACTAATCAAGTACAAGGCGCAGCTGGTCAAGCTCAAGGTGCAATTGGTGGTGCTCAAGAATCTGCAGGAGGCGTACTTAGTAATCTTTCATCGGGCGTTAAAGGTGCAATTGGAGGAGGAGCTTTAGGAGCTGGTATTGGAGCATTAGCCGGTGGTGGTAAAGGAGCATTAATAGGAGCAGGCGCTGGATTGGTAGCTGGTGGAATAGCTGGTAGTGTTGTTGATAAACTCAATCCAAAAGGAATCAAACCAGATGGACTAGGTAAAGATTGGTCTCCAGATAAGTTTAGTCCTGAATCTATAGCTGGAAATGATAAATTTGTAAATGCTAAAACAGGTATGGTTGAATCCACATCTAAATTGGCTAGTGGCTTGAAAGGTGGTTTATTGGGCGGAGCACTTGGAGCCGGTGTGGGAGCATTAGCTGGGGGTGGTAAAGGAGCATTAATAGGTGGATTAAGTGGTACTGCACTTGGCGCTGGATTATCTGTTGGTGGTGTAACAGGAGGAGCTTTAGCAGGTGGTGGGTTAGGGGCCGGAATCGGAGGAATAGTGGGAGGTGGAAAAGGAGCTGTAATTGGTGCCGTTTCAGGAGGAGCAGTTGGGGCGGCTGCAGCTAAATTAGCGAGTGTACAAAAAGGAATGCCTAAACCAAATATACCAAAACCACCTAGTACACCACGCATCAAGACAGTCAAAATACCAAGACCATCAAATCCAAAAGGTGCAACAGATTTATTAAATTTACCTAAATCTCCGTTGGGTTAATAATTATATATAATAGTATGAAAATAGAAGTATTAAAAGAATTCATCAAGAAAACGGTACAACAAGAAGTACGTAATGTAATACACTCTGAAATTAAACTTCAATTGGCAGAAATATTTTCCAAAGAAGTTGGTCAGAATAAGAAAAAGTCATCTGAATCTGACTTGGAACAACAAATTCTCAAAGAGTTGGAAACTATGGATGATGTTCAAGTTATCGAAGAGGAAGTTAAACCGGTCAAAAAGTTTGTAAAATATACAAACAATCCAATGTTGAATGATATTTTGAATCAAACTACAGGCGGAGTACCACAAGAAGGTGGTTTGGTTAGTATGATGGGAGGACTTGGCGGTGGATCAACACAAGTAATTGCGGAATCAAAAGCTCCAGCGAATGCTCCTGAACCAGTAAAAAGTGTTTATAGTGCTATGAATAGAGATTATAGATCACTAATGAAAGCGGTAAACAAAAAACGTGGTGACAAGTAAAATAAATGGCAACTCCAACCAAATCTATAGGTTTATCATTACCAATACAACTTGGTAATCAAGGTTATTTTAGCACAAATAAAGATACGATCTCACAGATTGGTACAAATATTCAAAATTTATTGTTAACTATTCCTGGAGAAAGAAGATTTAATAATACATTTGGATCTGGATTATACAATTTATTATTTAATAATATAGGAGATGATATATCAAATGATATCATTATTGATGTAATTCAACGTGACGTTGACAAATTTATGCCTGGCACAACAATATTGAAAGTGGAACTATCTCCAATTCAACCAGATAATAATAGTAAAAATTCGATATTTATAAGTATTACCTTTAGATATAATAATACTGTGGGTGAAACCGAGTTTAACTTGGAAACTAATAAAATCTAATGTCAACGCTAATTAACAAAACATTTGACGCGAATACAAAAGATGTAAATTATCTTAATAGAGATTTTACGTCTTTACGTCAACAACTAATTGATTTCACAAAACAATACTATCCACAAAGTTATAAAGATTTTAGTGAAAGTTCTCCAGGTCAAATTTTTATAGACCAAGCGGCTTATGTTGGAGATGTATTATCTTACTATACAGATCAGCAATTTTTTGAAAGTTATATTCAATTTGCTCAAGATCGTAGAAATATTATAAATTCGGCTAAATATTTGGGTTATAAACCAAAAGTGTCTTCAGCATCTTCATCTGATGTTGACGTATTCCAATTATTACCATCTATTCGTACCAGAGATAATCAATATCTTCCGGATGAACGTTATTGTTTGATATTACAACCATTTTCACAACTATCTAGTACGCCAGGAGTTAATTTCGTAATAGAAGAAAGTATAGACTTCAGTCAAGATACTAAATTTTCGCCTAGAGAAATATCTGTGTATAGTCGCGATAATACAGGTGCTCCTCAATTTTATCTAATCAAGAAAGCAGCTAAAGCTTATTCTGGAACGGTAATTACTAAACAAGTTAGTGTAACAGATCAAGTGCCTTTTTATAGTATAACATTAGATGAAACGAATGTTCTTAAAATCATAAGTGTCGTTGATAGTAATAATAATAATTACTACGAAGTAGATTATTTGGCTCAAGACACAATTCCAATTGAAGTGGATAACGTGCCACTAAACAATCAAACTTTATCTCCATATAGAAGTGAAACTCCAAAAATTCTAAAGTATTTAAGAACGGAGAAAAGATATGTTACGGTTGTTAATGAGAATAATCAGACTACTTTACAATTCGGCGCAAATACTGAGAATTTTGAAAATACTATTGTTATACCAAATCCAACTAATGTTGGGGTAGCATTATCTAATTTAAAAAATTTAAATATCTCATTGGATAATACCAATGTGTTAAAAGAAAAGTCGTATGGTATGTCTCCATCTAATACGACATTGACTATAACGTATGTTATAGGCGGAGGTTTAAATTCAAACGTAAACTCTGGGGAAATCAACAAGATTTTAGGAATTTCTTATTTAAATGATACTACATCATTAACTGACAGCGAAGTTATATTATTGAATACTATAAAAAATTCTTTAAGAGTAAATAATATAGAGGCTGCTACAGGCGGTGACGATGCTGAATCTGACGAAGAAATTAGACAAAATGCAATGTTGAATTTTTCCACACAAAATCGTATGGTTACAGAAGACGATTTCTTGTTGAGAATTTATGCATTGCCACCGCAATTAGGCAATATAGCTAAAGCGTTTGTACAAAGTAATTTAACTAGAGAAGTTCAATATAATGGATTGATTAGTGGTATTTTAAATACAGAAAACAATTCAACTGTAAATTTAGCTCCATTAAATCCTCTTGACAGAAAGAAATTCTTACAGTCAAATAGCCCATTTACTAATAATTTATATTTGCTTGGATATGATGCAAATAAAAATTTAACACAAGTAAATCCAGCAACTCTTCAAAATCTAACCACATATATTCAGAACTATAAGATTCTGACAGATAAGATTAATATCATCGATGGTTACATAATTAACATTGGAGTTGAATTTAAAATAACTGTATTTAAAGGATTTAATAAATCTGAAGTGTTAAATAGCTGTATACAATCTGTAAAATCATTTTTTGATATAGATAAATGGAGTTTTAACCAACCAATAAATTTAAGTCAAATAAATTTCGAGATAATGCAAAATGAAGGCGTTCAATCCGTGAGCGACATTGTTATAAAAAACTTAACTATTGATGACGGTAATTATTCTTCCGTTGCATACAATATTAGTATCGCGACACAAAATAATATAGTGTATCCACCAAAGGATCCTGCTGTATTTGAAGTTAAGTTTCCAGATTCTGACATAAAAGGACTTGTAGTATAATATGCACACATTTATTTATCCATCTCAAGATACCTACATAAACAATTCGCCTGAATTTGTCAATAAAAATTTTGGCATTGATGAAATTTTAGAAATCTACGCTTCCAACATTGGTAATTCCGTAGTTTACACAGATCCAGTTTGGCACGATGCGCCACAGACTGCTTCCTCTTATGGAAACAATGGATGGTTAGCCTATACAACATCCTCATTATTTATTTATTCAGGAAGTGCTTGGTATGCATATTCTTTAACTTCGTCTGTAATACCAAATACATCTTTTATATCAAATTTTACCGGAAGATTATCTAATAAAACAAATCCTCCACGAAAACCACTTTACATTTCAGGATCAGCTACATTTGCATCTGGATCTTTTGTTGGACAGTTTACTTCAGATCAATGTGTAACTTCTTCATTTAGCGGAAGTTTTAGTAGTTCTAGCTTTAAAGGAATCATCAGTACCAATACGTCTAGTAATTTATACTATGTCGATGTAGTAAATTTCGCTGGATATTTTAAAGGCATTTATAGTGGATCATTTGAAAGACCATCTACAGCTACATATCTGAATAGACCTGAATTTTCAAGAACATTGATAAAGTTTGATTTAACTGAGTTAAGTAAATCTGTATCAGATAATAATATAAGCGGCTCTAATATTAAATTTACTTTGAATTTAAAATCATGTGGATCTAGAAATTTACCACTAAATTATAGTATATATGCTTATCCAGTAAGTCAAAGTTGGAATAATGGAAATGGAAGATATGCAGATGATGGATCTCAGTTAGGATCTAGTTGGTTATACAGAAATTACGATGGAAATGGTTTATGGTATGGGAATTCGATATCAAATAGTTATCAACAAGTAGACTATTTGACAAATCCATCTTATGCAAGTGCTAGTTTTCAAAATCAAGGAGGAACGTGGTATTATAAAGTACCAGCTTCTTACACAAACAAGCCAAAATGGATTTGCAATTCAACGAAATATCCATCTTTGGTAAATGCAAGTTTAATTTGTAGTCAGTCATTTAGTTACGGACAACAAAGTGACGTTACTATGGATATAACTAAAATCGTTAGAGGATGGTTATGTGGATGCGTTCCAAATCAAGGACTTATGTTGTTGAGTTCTTTGGAAATTTCAACTCCTCCATTACAACCAACCAATGGACTACTACAGTTTTTTAGTAAAGAAACAAATACTATTTATAGTCCATATATTGATATAGCCTGGGATGACAGTGTATTTAATACCGGAAGTTTGAAACCTGTTTCAGGATCAATTCAAAATTTAATTACATTGAATTACTTGAAAGAAGCCTATAAAGCTGGAAGTTTACCAAAAATATTTGTATTTGCTAGAGATAGATATCCGTTGAAAAACTTCCAAAAAGC